GTTTTTAATTAATTTATTTAAAGTTTTCATCACTCTATTGTGTAATTTTGAAAGCATTTTGTCATAAAGTGAATCTGAAAAATAATCTGCAAATCTTAATCTATACAAGGAATTTCTTTCTTTTTCAAGTTGATTAAAATCTTTTTTATTGAATTGAAGTCCTTGTTTTTTTAATTGCATATAAATTGAATCTGCACACATAGCGTAATTCATTTGTACTTGCTTATTATTGCTCATTGTTACCTCCTTTTAATATTTTTTTAATTGCTTGAAGTTCTTTTAATTTTTGTTGTTCTGAAATTGTTAATGACCTTCTTACTGAAATAACAATTAATTCGTCAATCATTAAATCTAAATATGGTGTTTTCATTTGTTACCTCCTTGTATTTTAAACATAATAAGTGTATTCTGTGTATTCATATTCATTCCCAATAATTTTACATATTCCATGTCCCATGTAATTAGCAACCATGTATGCTTCAGCATCTTCATATGTTTTGTGAGATATTCTTTTTGGTTCTACTTCGGTTTGCACAACCTCTTTCCACAAACCATATCGTTTTTTCTCAATTACATATTCTTGTGTAAAGTTACCATCTTCAAATTTTAATTCATTTACGTTATGGATTATTCTTACTATTCTGAATCTCATTTGTTACCTCCGTATGTTAATTCAGTAATTCTAACTTCTATTATTCCGTTCCAATGATTTTCTTTAACAAACTTTTCAATATCTCCTAATGTTGTATTTTCATCACAAAGCATTGATGGATTAATCAATTTAAAATTGTCTGGTGAAATTTGTATGCTTGTTGTAAAAGTCGCTACATATTGTTTATTGTTGCTCATTTGTTACCTCCCTTTACTATTTCAATTAACTTTCTAAGACAAGCAAGTTCTACTTTTTCATAATTAGTATAAACATAAGTTTCACCTTGTTTATAATCACTTAGCACATGAGGTCTTATTTCGTAGATAAAAGTATCTGATCTATGTTCCTGAATCCAAGATTTAAGATTATGTTTTTCCCTAAACCATCTGAAGCATTGTGAGTAGGTTGGTGCTAAAATATAATCTGGTTCTCCTTCTAAAAAACCAATTGATGATAATTGTATATCAATCTTTTTAAATTCTTCTTGTTCAGTATACCAATATCCAAAACAAATTTCATTAAATCCAAGTTGCTTTAACTCTAAAGCAATCTCAAATGGTACAAATTCTTTTTCTAGGTTATTCATAAATATATTCTCCTACTAATTCTGTTTGACCCTGGGGGTTGGGTTTGGAGTTTGGTTCAAAATAGTCTGGCTCTCCATTGAATTTTGTTATTCTTGCCATCTCATACTCAAAATACTTAGGACGTTTTGGTTGTTGAAGAGATTGTATAAATCTATTATAGAAATTACCTAAGTAAAAGTCTGGTAATAATTTGCTTTCTTGGGGATATTTATTACCCTCTAAAAATGCCTTTCTCAAATCCTCTTCAGTGTACTTGTAGGTTTCTTTTGCTTTGTTGTAACCTTTTGAAAAAGCAGATAGTTCATAGTCTGCTGCTCCAAGTGAACCATATGTTTTTTTAAATTCACTAACTGCATTTTCGGCACCATCTTCTTGACATCGGGAAAATGGTGGAATCAAAGGAACTCCTTCAAGAATAGGTGCATCTGTTAATGGTCGGTGTGCGATTACTTTTTTAAATATTTCACTATCCAAATACCTAAGTTGTTCTGATGTTATTCCACCAATCATTAAGTTTTTAATTTCTGTACAAAATAGGGTGTCACCTTCTACTACTTTTTCATCACTTACAATAAGTGCGTAGTGTTCCGTGTAGATAATTTCGTGTTTCATTTGTTACCTCCGTATTTTAATCAATTTTAATTACTGCTTGGTTTTGTGTTGTTTTCCCTGATTTAACTTCATAGTTTAACACTTGAGGCATTTTGTCTGTTGTATCTTTCGGATACATTATCCAAATAGGATGTTCCCCATCTGCTGGTACAATACTTACAAGTTTGTAAACTTTGCCATTTATTTCAATAAAATCTTGAGGTTGTAGACGTAAATCCCCTCGTTCTGAACATCCCATCATTCCGATGAGTAATGTTGTTATTAATATTAATTTTTTCATTTGTTACCTCCGTAGGTTTGTTTTGCTTTATACCATCCTTCAATAAAACCTTTTTCGTATGCAGTATAAGTATTCTCTCCAGTATTATAAGGATTCATTACTTGTTTTTGATAGAATAACTCTTTATCATTATCATTTTGATTTAACCCTCCCGTTGCACTTGGTAGTTCGATGGGGGTTAAACATCCAATAACTTCATCTAATGTTGAATTTCCGCAATTAATATCTAACATTCTTACTTGTTCTTCAGTGTATAGTTTCATAGTTTGTTGATTGTTGCTCATTTGTTGTTTTTAATTAGTTTAATTAGTTTTTCTTTCATTCCACCTTTTTAATTTATTGGCTAGTTCTACCCACTGGCGTATAGTTAGGTTTGAAACACACCGAATGCCCGTAGGAATAAGTGTGCCATCGGTGTAAGCAATATCATAAGAGCCGCCCCACTTTACGATGTGAGCGGCTGCGGTCTCAGACATCATAAACGCCCTCGTTATCCACTTAGTACCACTATAAGTTCTATCCCATTTAAGACTATACATAATACTATACAATTATATTTACGCACGATAATACTTACTCTCTGTTGTAACTCCGTAAACTTTCCGCTTGTTTTGCTTCGGTGTGCCGTTAGAAAACTTAGTTTGTCCGTTTACTTTTTTTGGCTTGTACTTGTCACGCATCGCGTTGATTTCAGCCGTAGTTAAGAATTTAACTTGTACCATAGTTTTAAATTGGTTTTTTGTTTTTTGGTTTTGGTGGGTGCGTTGCATCGAAGACAGACACCATACAGACTTTGTGCTGTATGTGTCCGCACCCAATAACAGAGTAGTGCAATGGTTAGTTAGACCACTGCACTTTGATTCGTTAGTGTAGTTTGTAGCATAATTACTACTTAGTACGTATTCGATAATATTCTATTTTAGAATATCCGCGACGGTGTTATCATGTATTCCCGTCTATTCCCCATAAAGGGCGGATTGCCCGTACTGGCTATCTGTGGTTGATTAGACCACTTGCGTATGATTGAGTGTTTTGTGTATCTTAATTTGTCCTACCGCAATGTAGGGCGTAAAGGGACAAGTCCCAACGGAATAGGCGTTCCGCGATTACCAAAGACCGAGGTCTCAGATAATACAAATTAAACACTAAGGAAGTTTATCATTGCCAACATAACTAATATAAATTAGCACACACAACTCCCGCAATAAATATCTTATATAGGTTTACGTCTATACAAGTTTACTAATTTACTGCATTGCTTCCGCATCAACATACTATATTAATACGGAATATAAACGCAAAAAAGGAACAAATAAATTGTTCCTAATTTGCTTAATGAATTATTGTTTTTGTTGGTAGTCGGTTTATTTTTTTTTTTGTTTTTTTAGTTTAGTTAATTTAATACGAACGTTTCAAGTTCACTTAATGGACTATCTATCATTTTCAAAAGTAAACTTTTGTTTTGCTGACTGAAAATTGATAGGTTTTTAGTCGAATAATAACCGCCTTTAGTAGGCTTAAGTTCAAAAACTTTGCTTACATCAAAAGTATTATTTTCTTTTACTACATTAATTAAAAGTGAAGCAAACAAAAACGACGCGAAATTGTAAGGTGCATTTTCGCCGCTGAATTTAAGGCTTATATCATTAGTAACCTTTAATGAGTAGTTTTTTTCATCAATCCAATAATCGATTTTAAGATTTATCGGTTTGTTTAACTTGAATTTATTTTGCTTAAAATCTTTCTGTAATTGTAAAAGTTGAAAAAACTTGTAAATTTCACCGCCTAACAACTTACCTAATGTTTCTGTATTACTTTCGTTACTTTGCAATAACATTTTATAAGGCGAAACACAATAGTTATCAATCCATTCATAAGTTACGCCGTTTTTTTCTTTTTTGCTTCGTTTTATTTGGCAATTTTGCGAAATTTCTAATGATAGGCAAAATGTTTTTTTCGGTGTAGTACTTTCCGCAATGGTAGTTACTACTTTTTTACTTTTAGTAGTCATTTTTTCAATAATTGGTTAAATTGGTTAAATTGACTACCAACAAAAATACAATAATTCAAAGAACGCAATAACGCTATAATTATAGGGCTTTTCTTCCTATGATTAACAATTTGCGATATTTCAGGATTCAAAAATAGTTATAAAATCTTTATAAACAATACCATCAAAAAAAATAATTTTAAAAAAGTTAATATTTGTTTAAACAAATAAACATAATCAATTGAAAATCAATAAGTTACAAAACATACATATTGATACAATCCATATCTAAAATTATATTTGTTTAAACAAATGTTTATAAATGATTGATTATTAATTAGTTAGATATTTGTTTAAACAAATGAAATTTCGCGGTGGTGAAATTCCAATATATAAGCCCGTATGTATGCGCGTAATGTATGGGGAAAATGTTTAATATTCTTATTTGCAATGTCATTTTTTTGTCATCTTTTTTTGTTGGGCAAATTGTCATTTTTTCGTCATTTTTTACCTTGTTTATTGTTTATTTGCCTATTTTTTTGTATAAAATCGGTGTCCAATTAAATAGACATTTGTTTGTTTCCCCTGTATAGTACATTGGACACAATAAATAGGACGTTTTTATTTGAAATGTCTAGTAAATTGGAATTAGATGTCCATTATATTAGACGAAATCGCTGTCCAAAAAAGTAGACGGGGGGGTTATTTTTAACGCCCTGTGGTCTCTAAAACATAACGTTTACCTACATCCCCCGTACAAACTATATTTTTCTTAGAAATCACCCCAAAATCACCTAAAAAACAAAAAACCCCCCAGAAAATCCAGGGGGCGGGGTATTTTTAAAGTCGGGGGTAACTGTTTTTAGTTATTCTTACTTATTTTTAGTTATTCTTATTTACTCAACCAAATCATCGGCTTCTAACAACGTGTATGTAAACATCTCCTTAGCCTTTTCCTTGAAAGATAAGTACGCCTTTGATGAAACTATCTGCGAACCTGGAGAAAATCCACTCATCACGTTCTTAGACTGCAATATTAAGCTTACTGGGTGTAATACTATGTTTATACCTTGTAGCTTTGGTTCAAATTCGTCTGTCTTTATCCATCCTTCTTCATCCTTCCATAGTACTTGGCTTCTTTGTTGTCCGTAATAGGGGTCAAATAGGGTTGATGCTTTTGTGTAAGTGTATTGTCCTGGTTGTAGGATTTCTTTACTTGAGGGTATTGTGTTTAGATGGTATCTTTCTATATTGGAGTTTGATACTAGTAGTAGGATGTCGTCTTTTGAATCTGAGGCCTCAGCCTTAAACCTTATCCCAATCAACATAAACTCAAAATCCACCAAGTATCCCTCTCGTATCATAGCGTTTATAGCCGTATCAAATAACTTACTGCTCATAATTTTTCTATTTCTTGTTTTACTTCTTGCCAAAATTTTTTAGCTTCTTCAATTTGTGCCTCATAATAATATTGATGAGTTGCTCCAACCTCATCCCAATCAACATTACTTGGCTTTCTCGGTTCTGAATTTATTATCTCATCCACTGCAATCAATGCACATTGTTTGACTTTTGTTTTACTTTCTTTATAAGTTAATAAATCATCAAATTTATCTATTAACTCTTTCGCTTTCCCCTGTGGTGTCATAGTTTTACTTTTGTAACGAAAAATCAATCAACAACTTCATAGTTTTGGCTTTTACTTCATCGAAGGAGTCAAAAAACATTCTTGCTTCATTGGCTGTCGAAAACGTATAGCTTGTTGCAAAGTAGTCGTCATTAGTAAAGGTCTCTAATTCTACCGAACGAGTTAAGTCAACATACTTAATTCTCATCTTTTTGTCGCTTACTAGAAATTCTTTTCTTGTTATATTTGTCATTTGGTTTTATTGTTTTATTGTTTGATTGTTTGATTGTTTATTGTTTTATTAGGTTCTTCAGTGTTCTTACTCCACGTGAATCTGTCTTCCAGGTTACTTTACCTGCTTCTCCGAAGTCTAGTGTTTCACTCTCTTGTAGTTTTGACTTTATAAAAGCGGCACATAGTCTTTGTTCTCCTTCTAGGTCTTTTATCTGTTCTCCTAGTTCTTTGTGTCTTTTTGCCATTAGAAGGGATTCTGAGTCCCCCCGAACTGTTTTTTCTTGACTAGTGGCATACTTCTGATTTAAGAACTTCTGATAAGACTCAGTTCCGTCGGGCTCAGGTGCGTACAGATGAGCATTTTCCATGTCGGCTCTAGCCATAGTAACACGCTCCCAGAACTCGTTGGTCGCAGATATAATCTTTTCAACCAAGAAGTCTTGCTTTTCGATTGGAAATACTTTAAGATTACGACCGTCTTCCAAGAAAGCAATCTCTCCATACTGAAGATTAAGCCCCATTAAGTAAGTAGTAAGCTGTACAATGTAAGAGGGAGGAATACCGCCTTCCCATTGCTTAGATGCAAAACCTGAAATCGTTTTAATCTCCAATACTCCTTCGGCTTCTTCCAGGTAAAGCTTTCCTCGTCTAACTAATTTGGCTCCTTCTTTGGTTATGATTCTGTCGGGAGAAAAGAAAAGGTTTGGGTAGTCACTATTTACTATATAACCTGTTACCTCTTGGCAGTGTCTTATCTTTACTCCTTCGTTGAAATTGTGGATTACTGATTCTTCGTCTCCTTGATAGTATTGCCACATATCAGCTACGAATGATTCTAATCTGTTTCCCATGAACATTGCCATGTTTTCAGTTAGCTTTTGTGGTATGGCTCCTATCTTTTGATAGAATAGTTCTATTGATGACTTCCAGGGATTTAGTCCTAGGATAGTTCCTACTTCTGAGGCCCCAATACCAGAATTACGGTAGTCTAACCAGCCTTCGTAATCCTTGTCTTTGTTAATCTTAATTATCTTAAAACCCATTTTTCAAACTCTCCTGCAATTTCAATTACTTCTTTGGCTGTTTTTCCAATATTAGATGCGGCTTTTAAACAAGCTTGTCTAATAATTTGATGGTCTTTGGAGTACTGGTGCTCCATGTGCTTGAATGTTGCTGAAGATTCTTTGTCTTCAACAATACCAAACTTCTTAGCTAACTCGTTAGCCAGTTCCTTATCTTTTATTTTGTTTGACATTTTGAAACCAAGGAGGGATTTGAACCCCCAGCCGTTTGTAGTTTTCTCTATCGACCCTTGCAAAGGTACTACGTGCGTTTGGCTACTCCTGTATAAAGGCCGCTTACTTACTTTATACAATATCAGCTTTGCGAGCTAATGTATGTGCTACCTGCACACTTGGTTAGAGAAGGAGACAGGACTCGAACCTGTAACCGCTATGGGCGTGCTGTTCTAATGGGAAGCACTCGTCTACCAATTCCGCCACTCCTTCATTTGCAACTTTTAGATTACCCCCAGAGTTGCCAACTGTGCCTACTTACGATTAGGAGTGTCCGCTGTTCTTATGGTAAGCACCACCGTCTTCGTTCTCCTGGCCTAGGAGCTGTTTTAGTCTTCAATGAAACGATTGATTATTTCGCGAGCAATAACTTCACCGTTTTCTTTGATTTCTCTAATTCTTACACCAGGAACATAAGTCAAAGCCTCGGCTACATTAGAACCTTGTTGTGTAGTTACTTGAATTACACAGCCAATTCCTTCAATTTCCATAGCTTTGGTAGATTTCATCCAGCCTTCTGCTTGAGAAGAAGCTTTGCTGATTAATTTAAATGTGTCTCCGTTTCCCCAAAATACGATGTCTTTTACGTTTTTTGTAGCTCCGTTACTGTCTGTGTTTCCAAAAGTTTTAGAAACTGACTCTTCGGTTTTTGTTTTAGATAATATTCCCATAATTATTATTTTTTAATTCTAAAAAGGTAAATCGTCATCGTCGTCTGAGGCCGAAAAATCAGCTTGACCAACTTCTTCTTCAAACTTAGTTCCTACGTCTTTTACAGGCGGAACTAAACCAGCGGGTAACATCTTTTCGTTTAACTTGCCTAAAAGGTCAAAGTAGAATTGATTGCGTGCTTCTGCGTCGTAGTCAACAACTTCTCCTTTTTTATTTTTAGTTACTTCGATTTCAGGTCTTCCGTTTGGATTTGCGTTAGTGTAGAACCACTTAATTACTTGACCGTTTTGAATAATCATCAAACCTGATTTCATTTTACCCTCTACTTCTTTTTGAGTAGGTACTATTTTTACAGGTCTAGATAAATCTACGTTTGGTATAATAGAGCAAAATGCGTCAAAGTAACGTGAATTTACATCCATATTCACATGGTAAATATCTGAGTCGTCAGACATTTGTACAGATAAGAATAATTTTTCTTCTCCTACAATAACTTCTGTACGAGTTGACAATTTAGTAATGTAACCTTCGATAAAATCATAAACGAAATAATAACGAGGTTCTCCTTTTTTTGTTAAAATTGTTGTTGTTCCTTCTTCGTTTGTTTTTGAATAACGATACAATTTTCCATTTCTTACATTTAAGTAAGTTGCGTTAGTTTTAATTCCTAATCCCATAATACTGTTTTTAAATATTGTGATACAAATATAATATGTTTTTTCTTAATGACAAACTTTTTTTTAATTTTTTTTAATTTTTTTAAGTTTTTTTATTTTTTTTTATTTTACGTTGTTCTCTTCGTAATGCTTTTTCTCAAATTCTTCCTTGAGTCTTCTTTTTAAAAAATATTCTACAGCCATAATATCAGTACTTGACGCGGTGCTGTCTACCATGTCTTTCTTGCATTGATTCGGTACCTTATTGGGGTCTCTATTACCTTCATCATCAAGCGCATAAAACTCTTGAAGTTGATTAAGCTCAACATACTTTGGATAGTTTGGCATTTTTTTAGTTTTAAGTATTTCATTTAACTCATTGATTGTCAGTGAACTAGCATAATTACAAGTACGTATGTATCTGTAAATCTTTTTGTTTTCTTCTTCAGAAACTGTCGAAAGTTGCTTAGACGTTTTTCTTTTTATTTCTCGGCTTGAAGCAGGCATAGTGCGTAGGTTAAATTAATTTTTTTACTTTTAGGGTCAGAGTAAGTTCTGCTGATTGGGTCTTTCTGATTTTCCTTTACCAAAATTTCAGCCATAGTCAAAGCTTTTCTTACTTCGCCTGCGGCTAAAACGTTGATAACTAAATCACACGCAACAAATGCGTCTCGCTCTCTTTCGAATTTATAGATACTAGACCTAGCAAACGAAGAAGCCATCTCCTTCACCTGTAGTTCTGTTTTCTTTAAAATATTGTCCATAATTACAAATATATAATCAAAATTACATATATTTGCAGTGTGAATATTGTTTCTAAGCGTAAATTATACAAAAGTTATAGACACTTTAGTCGAATCATTCCAAAATTGGACACAAGATTGGATGAATACGTCAATTTACAAGAACATCCTGAACAAAACTTTGAATATTTTGACTTACCGAAAGATTTTCCACAAGACAAAAAAGAAATCTATGAAATTATTCAAGACGGTTTTGCAAAACTTTTCTCAAGAGCAGACTTTAATCTATTGGCTGTTCATATGGATATGGACCCAAGAGACCTAATAAACCGTTTGATTGCGATGAGATTTACTCGTTTGCAAGCAGAAAGACTACATCACTATTTAACTTTACAAGCATTAGCCAATGTCAACATTTATAAAGACCGAGCAAGAACGATTGGAGAAAAAAGTCATAGAAATCCTCAAGAGGGGGAATCTACGCTCCTATGAAGACATCAATATAGCACAAGCTAGACGAGAAACATTTACTCGTTGTATGAATCATGTCTATTTACAAAAAGCCCACAACTTAGAAAAGAACATTGAGTATCTGAAAAGAAAACACAATCTTACTACGGGGTATTTCTTTGTGCATGTCAAAGACCAAACAGGATATGATTATATTAAAAACAGAAAATTTCCAGCTACATATAGATTAAGTAAGCCATATCCAGACAGAATCTTCTTTGTTGGGTTTTTGGTTGCTATGTCGTTTAATGTAGAGATTATAGACTTACTTGATAAGAATATAGAAATGTTAGATAGTCGTAAGCTTCTGAGGCCCATGTTTTAAAATTTTAATTTTTTAAAAGTACTTGCATAATTCAAATTTTGATATTATGTTTGCATATCGTTGCTTTGGATACACGCTGTGGTTCGTTTGTCAATACCTAACCAAAAATTGACCTTAAAATCAGTGCCAAAGTTAAATGTCAGATAAGATGCTTGATAAAAAACCCTGCGCTGTCCCATCCCCGACAACAGGTCCGTGAAACTCGAAAGAGAAAAAACCATCAAGTAACCCATATCCATCTCGAAAGAGGAACAAATAAATAAATGGATGCGGAGGGAAGTGCTTACCTGGCTTCTGTTGTTTGAGCAGATAACCGTTAAAGATTCCTGATTTAGCCGTCAGGGGTATTTCACGGATAGGGGGATACTCTACCCAAACGAGAATAAGAGACTATAAAAGAAAAAAATTTGTGAAACTTTCAATTTTTTTGTTTATATTTGTATAGAATCGCAATATGTTATCTTTAAGAGAACAACCAAATCAATTTATACCAGAAAACGAAAAAAATCAAACTTGGTATGCGGACAATGTTCGATATGTGGCTTCCAAGTATAACACTCAGCAAAACAACTTAGGTTATAGAGAGTACGAGCAAATCTTCGATAAGCCTATTGACGAAATGCTTAGGATGTTCTCCTATTATTTAGGTAAGCAAGAAAACAGAGATTATTATTATACGACTAAAGACCAATCAAATTGTGATTTGCCGACGGTTTGGATTAATGGTCAAAAGCTTACATCTATGATTGACTTTATGTTAGGTAATGCAATCAAGATGATTGAAAACATCGAACCTTCAGTTAGAGCTACAAACAAGGCAGTTGTCAACAAAAAAACTAAAAAACTTGAGTTAGCATTACTTAAACTCGAACTTTCTGGCTTATTTGCTGAGTTAGAAAAAATGGGAATATTCTTTTCTCCAACTGGCTCTAAAGAGTTTACTACTCCAGAAGAGACAATGAAGTATATGCAGTACGACTATAAAGAGTACGGAGAAGAAATTGCTCAACGTTTAGCTAATGACATTTTATACAGAAACCGATTTGTAGACAAATATAAACAGGCTTTCTTCTATACTATGCTTGGAGGAGTTGTTGGAATAGAAAACAAAGTCGTAAATAAAAGACAAGTAAAAGATATTATCCTACCTTATAATTTGATTTGGGATAATTCAATCGACGACGACTTAAATACAAGAGCTCGTTACGTAGGAAAGATAGACTGGTTGACTCCAGGTGAAATTTTATCTAATCCTATTTTCTTACAGCAATTGACTGATGAAGAGGTTAACGAGATTAAAACACTGAATACCAATAACATAGATAAATTATTGGGTGAAGATAACATCACAACCAATCGTCTAAAGTGGTACTATAACACAAACGGAGTACCCGCGTTAGCAGCAGTTACTACTTATTGGATTGGCTATAAAGAACTTCGTTACGAAAAAGTACAAGACAAGTTTGGAAATACTCACTATGCAAAAATCAAAGGAAGACAAACCTCACAATACTTTACAAAGACTGTTTATAAGGGCACTCTTTTGGCTAATAAGTATTTGGTTGATTTTGGTGAACAGCCTAATATAGTTAGAAAGTCTGACGATTTGAACGAAGTAGAACTTCCTATTTCTGTATTTATTCCAAATATGGTGATGGGTGAGTCTAGGTCTATTGCTGCTAGACTTCACAAACACCAAGATAGAATTGATTTCTTGAATAACGAAATTACCAAAATGGTTACAAGAGCCAAAGGTAAAGTATTCGTTTTGAACAAACACAAACTAGGAACTGCTACTGCTCAAGACGTATTGAATGACTTTGAGAGAATGGGTATTCACATTACTGACGGAAACGCAACTGGTGAAGATTTTAATACTGCCGACGGAAACAGAATTGTAGAAGTAGTAGATATGACACTTGACCCCAATGTAAATCAACTTCTTGGCTTAAAGAGAGAAGAAGAAAGAATTATGGAAGAGATTGTTAACGTACCAAAAGTGGCAATGGGTCAACAGTCTGGGTATGTAGGTGCTAAAACACAGGCAGGAACAATTGCTCAGTCTAACTTAGGTACAGCTTATTTGTATCAAGGGTTTATTCGGTTTATCGAAAAAGACTTGCAGTACGCTTTAAATCAGTACAAAATTTCTTTATTGGTTAATGAAGACGAGGACATTCCTGTTATCGGAGACCGTGGCATTGAATATTTGAAATTAACAGAAGACTTCAAGTTTGAAGACTTTGCTATTTATATTAAGGTTAAAGACTTTATTGACGAGTCCGCAAGAGAAAGACTTATCTTCTTGGCTCAAGCAGCAATGCAAAACCAACTTATTGATATGGCTGACTTTATCAAAATCGAAACAGCTAAAACATACACTGAGTTATTGAACGAGATTGAGTTTGCTATGAACAAAAAGAAAAGAGAACAGGCCGAACAACAACAGCTTCAGATGCTTCAACAACAAGCAATGCAAGAACAGATGTTACAAGCTCAAGCTCAGCAAGCACAAGTAAGAGAAGAAGGTCAAAACTTTAGAGCAGGAGTAAAAGCAGCAACAGATTTAGAAACATCAGGAGCTGCTGCTCAGGGTGAACAAGCTGCTGCTGCACAACAAGCTCCTCAGTAAACAACTTGTTTATTTAAAATAAAATAGTTATTTTTGAAAGTAATATTACGATAAACTGACCGTTAAAACTAAAACTTAATTTTGTATGTACGATAATATATTGAAAATGATTGAAGAAGAGGATAAGAAAAACGGAGTACAAACTCCTGAACCTGCTCCTACTCCAAATCCAGAACCTTCACCAGAGCCTGCTCCAGAGCCAGCGCCTGAACCAAATCCAGAGCCAACTCCAGAGCCTGCTCCAGAGCCAACTCCAGAACCTGCTCCTCAACCAGGAGAAGGTGTTAAAAAAGAATGGTGGGAAGAAGACGAACCTGCTCCAACTCCTGCACCTGAACCAGAACCGAACAAAACTTCAGTAGCGGCTGATTCCTCTGATGATGAGGACTCAGATATTAAATTATTAAAAGAGTTCAAAAAACAAGGTAAATCATTAAAAGATTTTGTGGAACAATACAAAGTAGAAGACATATCTTCTTTGAGCGATTCACAAATTTTAGAAAGAGCATTAAAAGAAATCGAAGGATTTAGTGGAGATGATTTCGACCAAGCATTAAGTGAAGTAGAAGTAATGCCTTTATTTCAGAAGAAAAAATTGATTCAGGAATACCGTGCGGCTTACAACAGACAGAATGAGGAGAAGTTGAAACAACTTTCTTCGTTCGACAACAGTCAAGTTGAAGCTCAACAAAAAGTACTGAACCGTTTTCAGACAGAATTAGAACAAAAGAGTCAAGCTTTGCAAAACCAGGAGTTGTATGGTCTTAAAATTACAGACGAAATGTCTGCTAGGGTTAAGAAGTACCTCACTGATGAGATTGCAATGGTTAGACCCGACGGTTCAATGGATGTCGACTTTTTAACCGATGTTGCTTTGTGGAAGCTTTACGGAAAAGATATCGTAAGAGCTAACGTGACCAAAGCAAAAAATGAGGGAAGGGAAGAATTGTTGAAAGCAACAACTAATCCTTCTTCTGGCGTAAATCCTACTAACCTTAACCCAGGAATGGGTGGAAACGGAGTGGAGGATGCTTTCGCTAACTATCTGAAAAACAAAAAATAATTAAATTAAACAATGGCAAGTCCAAACACCACCCTTGATATATCAAAGAGTTTGTTATTAAAGGGTCTTTCTTTGCCTAACAAAATGGCAATGGTTTATGCTCAAGATTATGGGTATAATGTCTTGACTCAGTTGACCTCTAAATTAGGTCCTTCAATTTCTAGCAATCAGCCTAAAATTGAAATCAGTGCACTGGGTAATCTTTCTGTGTTCTCTACTGTTACTGCTGTAAGTGGTGGTTCAACTGGAGAAATCTTAGTGACTTTAACTAGTGCTGAGAACTTCCGTCCTGGTGACATCATCGCTGACTCTAACATGGTTCAGGGTATTGTAATTGAAAAAACAACTACTCCTAACCAAATCCGAGTTAAGAGCGTGACTACTACTTTGAATAGTTCTTTGCACTTCTTAGCTGGTCACACTGCTAAAGTATTCTTCGATGCTTCTGCTAACCGTTTGAGTTATGGTAAGCAAGCGTTGAATGCTGTTCCTAGCACCGACTTTACTTACACTGCGGTTACTCGTGAGAGTTCTACTCAAGCTCGTCGTGACCGTACTGCTTCTTTCGTAAAGTGGCAAGGTGATTTCTGGTATCGTTCTTGGGACGACATTACTCTTCGTCGTTTTGCTAAGAGCTTAGAATATAAGTATGCTTTCTCTGAGCGTGCTACTTTCTACGGACCACAAGGAGAAACTTATTCTACTGCTGGTTTACGTTGGTCTATCATCAACAACGGAGGTACTTATTTACCTTTGACTACCGAATTGACTCAGACTGTATTCAATGATTTCTTAGAAACATTAGTACGCAAAACTGCTGACAACGGTCGTCGTTTGGTTGCTATGATGGGTACTGCCGCTATGGCTCGTTTACAAACTATCTTAGGTGACTACATCAAGTATGCTGGTAATACCAATACTTTCGGTGGTGTATCTGTAGAAGGTTTGAACGTAATGACCTATAGCTACGCTGGTATGACTATTGACTTCGTTCGTTGGGCTATTCTTGACGACGCTGGTTTCTTGGCTGACAGAAGTCTTATCACTGGTAAACCTAAGAGTTCTCACTCTATTTACTTTATGGATTTGACTCCACTTCCAGCTGCTGATGGTAGCGGTTCTTTGAGCCCTCTTCAGAAGTATCACTTCAACAACGACGAAATGATTGCTAACTACGTACCTGGTATGATTGGTTTGGAAAACTCCGACCCTTCAACAATTAAAGCTACCGTTGCTGGTTCTCAGTTGGTATCTTTAGGAACCAATGACGTAGACGGTGTAGATTTCCACGTGTTGTCTGACTGTGGTTTGTATTGCGCTGCTGACCGTATGGGTCTCATCGAATTAACTGTTTAACTTTTAAGGAAATCTAAAAAATGGAAAATATTGCATTATGGAATGGTAACGGTACTGCGACCGTAGACGGTGGTAAATTGTATATCACTGGTAGCGTAAACAATAGCTATACTCCTCTAGAAATCACTTTCTTGAGCGGGTTCACTAAACAGGTTGGCTCTAATGGTACTTCTCGTACTATTACCGTTACTCCTACCGCAGCTAACAACACTGAGTACAAGTTGATGTTGACTTTGTTAGAAAATACAATCACTGCTCCCTTCGGTCCTGCCGTATTAGAGCGTTTGTTTGTTTACACCTCTGACGCAACAGCAACTGTAACTGAAATCGTACACGGTTTGGCTTCTGCAATCGTACCAGGTCTTCCTGAAGCTACTGCTTCTGGTTCTGCTGCTGGTTTGACTGTAACCAAAGCTGGTGGTACTGGTGCTTGGACTTCATTGGCCATCACTACTGTAGTTACTGCTGAGTTTGACTTCTTAGGTTCTAGCTTGTCTGGAAGCTTGTTGTCTATCAACAACGCAACTGGTGTATTTGCTGCTCCTGTAGGAAAAGGCGCTGACTTAGCTGCTATCGGTGTACCTGGTGCTACCGCTGGTAGTTTGTACACTGTTTACAGAGGTTTTGTTTCTAAACAAAAGCTTAACGGCGGCGTAACTAACGGAATTGACAACGTTCCTGTAACTCTTTATTGTGTTGCTGGTTCTGATGTTATTACTGCTTTGGACAACTTCATTGCAGCTCCTATGACTAGCCCTGCTACTTACAACTTGTAAGCTATCTAATTGGGGGGAGGAAACTCCCCCTTTTTTTATTAAAAGTGTTCTATTTGTTTTTTAAAAATATTATTCTATATTTGTAAAGATTTTGCAAAATAATCATATATGATTCGTAAATTATTAATTGAAACCGCTGTACCGAAAGGTAGCACAACCCTTGTCGGGCAATACTTCGACAAGAAATTGAGAACCAATGTATATTTGGTTGACAATGGTAAAAGAGTTTTGAGTGAACAAGAATACGACGGAGAGTCAGTATTTAATGTCACTATCGAAGATGGAGTTGTTTATTCTCACGAATATGACGACCAAATCCAAGACGAGTTGATGACCGTTGAGTTCTTTAAAAATCACCCTCTTTGTAGAGTGGTTGGAGGAACCAATTCTAATATGGTAAATGCTATATTTACCGTAAAGATTCATCACGAGGTTGTAGAAAAAGACATCAACCAATTAGACCACAATCTTAATGTGGCCATTGAGACGTTGAAATTGTCTTTTAAAGAAAAGTACGATTTGTGTTTTGCTTTAGGTTTAGACCCTAGAGGTAAAACTCACAAAGACTTAGTTCTTTTGTTGGTTGGTCCTAATTTATCAGGAAAAGCTATTACTGATTCAGATACATTCAAGTTCTATATGACTGGCGTAGAATCAGACAGAAAAGCACGTGTTTACGCAAATAAGGCTATTCTTTCTGGAATCATCGCAAACGAAGGCGGATACTATCGAGTTGGCGGTAGAACTTTAGGCGCTACTGAAAAAGACGTAGTTGACGCTTGTATAACAGACAAGGAGTTCTTTTACTCGTTCATCGTTCCTGAAGTTGACCGTCTAAACGACACTGTAAACAAAAAAGCAGATGACTACTCTGTAACAGGCGAACTTCTTGAAATTACATCTGCTCCGAAAGTAATTGATACAGATTCAATTAAAGACATCAAAAAGCAGACACGAGGAAAGAAAGATGATTTGTTAAAACTGGCTCTTGAAGAATAATATATAATTAAACTAAGGGGGTCAAAAGCCCCCTTTTTTATTTTATGATTAGACAAACCAAAGAAAAAAAGATTCCTGTTAAAGGTCTCAGAACAACCAAAGAACAAAAACCTTTGAAGCAGACCTGTATCGGTTGTGCAAAAGTAAAGGCAATAGCAAATAAAACTAAAAAGCTTTGTGCTACTTGTGTTTCTACCGAAAAGAAAGAAAAGCAAAAGCTCAAAAAAGAACACAAGAAAAAAGTAAAACAAGACACCATAACTCAAAGTAAGTTAGACCAAATAACTTCTTGGTTAATAAGAGGTGCACATAAACCAGAATGTCACGCTTGTGGTGTACTTTCCGACCCTCGTGGTTTACACTGCGCTCACTTTGTTGGAAGAACAAAACAATCAACAAGGTATCATTTGAAAAATCTTTTACCAGCGTGCCCCAGGTGTAATCTATATACACCTCATCATGTTTGGAATTTAGGAAAAAGTCTTAATTCTATTTGGGGAGAAAATACAACCGAAGACATGCTTCAGTTGTCAGCAAAACAGTTAAAGTTAAGTAACGCAGACAGACAAGTGATTTACTCTATTTATAGAACGACTTTAGATAAAATAGAACAAGGTTACTTGACACAAGAAGAAAAATATCAAGTACTTAAATCGACTTTAAAAAAATACGAAGAGTTTGTGAATAGTTTGATTCGTTAATTTTTCGTATATTTGTATAGATGACTGGTGCTGAATTCTATACTATACTTCAACAAAAGATAGACAAAGCGTATTCTGCATATATAGATACGACTAAAGCTGATAGACTTATCAGAGAAACAATATATCGCCTTGTTGAGAAACTTTATATGGGTTTGGTTACCCAAAAAGAAGTTGATGAGCTTTCCTCTATGATTGTTAAAGAACAGAGCGTAGTAACTGCTGGTGCATTAGCTACTTCTTCTTTGACAAATTACGCTCACTTATTTATGATGCGTTTTGTTTACGAAGACGCAATTACAGGATTTACTTTTGCTTCTGGTGTATTTACTTTAAATAATCACACCATTAGAAAAGGAGACCTAATTAAATATTCTGGAACTACCTACGCAGTAACCAAGGTGTCAAAAAATACATTTACTGCGGCTGTTCCATATACCACAGGAACAATAACTCTGTATCGCGAGTTTTATGCCTCTCCGAGGTTCTCAGACAGAAAGAAAGACATTTTCCATAGACCAGTAAAGGAATCACCGAGATATGAGCTTGTAGGCACTCCTGCGCGTCAATTTAACTTATATCCTCAACCTACTTCAATTGTCATAGATTATATGAAAACTCCAACTGATATTTCTTCTACTTCTGGCGCACAAATAACTGCATATACTGATAAATTTTTATATAGATTATTAGACGAGTGTGTTATGAACTACGCAGAACAGGTTAGAGATTTTGAATTGAAACAAAATGTTGCACAAACAATAGCAATAAATCCTTAATGATTTAAGCGATGAGTACACTAAAAGAAATAGTAGACAAGATTAAAAGCACGGTTGAAGGTGGAATTACCACTGACGAAAGTAGACTTGACGACTTGTTCATTGAAAATAAAATACATAGCGCACGTGCTTTAATTTTATCTAACTTGGTTAGAGCAGGAATGAGAGATAGAATAAATGAAACATTTGTTCAAACAATTAATCCTGACTTACTAGAAATAGATGTAGAGTGTGATTACGTGGCGTTTGAATGTCCTCCTGTTATTCACTTGGATGACAGACACGATGGATTTGTTTACGTTGGACACTTCAGTGGGATAAAGCCATTTATGAGAATACGTTCTAATTACTCGGCTTTGTCTATGCACTCGTTGTTTTCAAAAGAAAAAGAAATTGTTTGGGACTTTGTTTCAAATGTAACTGGTTCTTATGATATTCACGTTTACAAAAATACAAAACTAAAAAAGATTTTAATTAGGGCTATCTTCAACGACCCAACTGCTGTTCCTAACTATCGTAAAGATGTAGACCAATATCCTTTAGATGCTGTTACGGAAAATGAAGTTGTTGAGATGGTTGCTATGGATTTACTTAGAAAACTTGCTGGAAAAGTTCCAGATTATATTTCCGATTCACAAGATACATTACCTAGAAGATAATAATGAGAATTCAAGATGCTATAGCTGCGGCCTCAGAGGAACTTCAAATTTCGTATGGAGAAAACGCTCTGTGGTTTAAAGTACTTATATATCAGGCTATTAGAACATTTAAAAGTGCAGAAGCTTTGATGACCTTTGTGGTTGAAGAAGAATCTGAGGACCACAGACTCAAATTACCAGAAAATATGGTAAAGTTTGTTTGCTTGCACGAAAGTAGCGGAGTAGAATACTGTGAAGATATTCATTTCTGTATTCAAGATTCTTATATCATATTTGAATCATTTATAGAAATTCCAGACGGAACAAGATATTGTATTACATATAAAGGACTTCCCGTGGACTCAGATGGAGAAATTCTTCTAAAAGACGAATGGGAGCGTATGCTTGTAGCTTATGTTTGTTGGAAATACACAAGAAGACACTTCGATAGATACCCTGCGTACATTGTACAAGATTTCAAACGTGAATTCCAATTACAAAAACAAGCCTTTATTTAAGTATGAGTCAATTCGTTAGATTAAATACAACAGGTATATTAGATAAAGATACTGACTCTCAATATCTTAGAGAGGGCAACTACGAAGACGCAAATGACATAAGGCATCGTAGTTTAACAGGAAGCGAAAACCTAGCGGTTGTTCCTGTTGTTGGTAATGCTCTTTCTTTAACAATTCCTAATACGGGAACTTCTCAGAGAGTTTACCGTGTATTCATAAACATAAACACATTGAGTGTAGATGGTACATTATATTACAAAAATTCATCAACTTCAGCAATCAGTGCAGCAAATTTGTCTGCTACTCTTACGACATTATCTGCTTATTACTCAACTCTTACTTCTGGTGTCGGCATCTTCCAAAGCATAGGTCTACCAGCAAGTCCTGCGTTTTCGTTTAGTTCATTGACGACTACTAGTGCAACTACTGGTTACTTTGATGTTTCTTTAAACGCACTAACTGACGACGAATATCTTTTGTGGCAAGTAGGAAATTTGTTTGAAATTCATTTGTTAACCGAATACATAAATACAAGCAGAGCATTTAAGGTTATCGGAAGCGAAGAATTAAATGGAGATGTATTTGTTTGGTCTGTTACTGACCCTATTTATGATACTGCTTCTAGAACTATTGCAGAACTGGGTGTAGTTACTTATAACGAAGGTGCAGGAACGTATGCTTATACTAGATTACTTAGAAGTAAATTACTAAACTTTAGTCCAGATTACAGAGTACAGGCTGTTGTAGAAAGAACCAATGTAGACCAAACTAATCTTTACTGGACTGACAATTTAAACAGACCAAGGTCAATCACAGTCAAAGGAGCATACGCTACAGATATGGCTTTACGGGCTTACGGAGGAGAGTATGATTTAGATTTGATTGAAACTCAATCTACATTTGTTATTCAGAATCCAAGTTCTTATCTTACAATAGAATCTGTAAACGAAGGAGCTGGTTCTGTTACTGCTGGAAATAAAAGATATTTGGGAAGATTTTTAACAGACGATTTAGTTCCTAGTGATTATCTATACGCCACTAACCCAGTAAATATTTATTCAAAAAGTTTCTCTATTGCTTCTGAAATCGTAGGAGACATAGCAGGAACTCTAACAGATAAATCTGTAACAATTCAAGTTAACGACATACCAGCAGGTATTTATTCATATTTTGAATTAGTTGTTGCAGAATATGCTGGTGGAGGATTTTCTGCTAAGATGGTAGAAAGATTTACAATTGCTCCTGGAGAAACGCAAATAACAATAAACCACACGAACAGAGGACAAGTTAATTCTCCGTTGGCTAATGTGGAATTAATTGCCATTACATCTAAGTTTGAAAGAGTTCAAACAATGAAGGTAATGACAAATCGCATGACGCTTTCTAATATCAAAGAGCAAGTAGATTATGATTTAAGTGCGTGGGCCTCAGCTATAACACACACTCTTGAGTACAAAGCAATTACTTCTGTAGGAAAAACATTTAAAACTACCGCTTCTTCTGAAGTAGCAACTGATTCTTATCCAGATACAAACTACGGAGAATATTTAAATCCAATGAATACGTATAACTATACAGGTTATATGATGAACGATACATATCGTTTTGGTATTCAAGTTCAGTGGAAAAATACAGGTAAATGGAGCCAGCCTTATTGGGTAGACGATATTAGATTTGACACAACCTCAACTAATGTAACTAGTCCAAACAGAAGAACCGCAAATAACATAACAAGTAATTTTACAAATTCTGATAATACCGAAACTTATGTTTATTATCCTAAGTTCGGAAATATAAATCTTAACTATAGTGTTCCAAATACAGGAAAGCTTTTATTTGAATTAATCTCAAGCATAAGAATAGTAAGGGCAGAAAGAATACCCGAAGTTTTGGCAACAGGTTTAATAGTTCCTGGAGTAAGCTCAACCGCTGGAACCCCAGGTCCAATAGTTCCTTTTAGTCAATCAATAAACGCATCGACTGTTCCTTCTTATGCAAACTTTCCTAACAACTTTGCCGCAAGTACTAGCAAAACTGCACTTGGGTTAAGTTATGGTCAAGTTTCAGATGCAGATGAATCTACCGTTGCATATTTTTATTCTCCAGACCATTTTTTCGGAGTAACTGACTATTCATACGTAACTGGAGATACTCTTTTGGCTTTAAATAGAGTAAATGTAAATAATTTTTTTCAAGGATTTTCTGAGTATTTTACATCAGGTGGTGTGCAAGCTCCTTCGGCTTGTTCTAACTACGAAGACACTAGCGGATACTACACTTCTTCAAATCAGGCTTATGTTAGTTTTAATACAACACAAGGAAAGCGATTTGAGTATGGAGGAATAGACACTTCTTTTATACCAGGTAGTGAGGTAAGAAATGGTATTGTAGTAACAAGTCCGTCTAATTTTACATCTCACGGAGTTCCATGTTATGTATTTCAATTAACTCAGGCGCTTACTACTGTTGGAAAAATTCCAACTGGTCTTTCTACAAGAGGCAGTGGATATTATGGTCAAATTTTTAGAAACAGAGGAGCTAATTTAAAATATCCTAAAAATAAATACGAAACAATTTATCATTCTACTGGACATGTTTACAACTTAGCTGAAGGACAAAATGGAGTATTGGTTCAATCTGTGTTTGGAGGAGATGTATATGTTCAAAAAACTCATTTTGTTTTAAGAAGAACTTCTAATGATTCTCCACTAAGAGGGTTTGGTCATATTGTTTCTTTCTATTCACAAAACGTAGGAAATATTCAAATGATGAATATTGTTCCTCACGATGAATCTCCAACAGGGACTGGACATATTTTTCCAACATACGTCAATAAGACATATACATACAAGGCATATTATTATAATAATTTTGTATCTTTAACAAATGCGCTAGAAGCGTCGCCAGGTTCAATAGGTTCTGGGTTGTTTAATACCCTTGAGGAATGGCCAGAGGTTCATGGACAACGAAACTACGACACTGGATATAACGCAAAAGACGGAACCATTACCGATACAGGGTTTGATGAAACTAGTGACTACACGGGAGAGCGTCCTGCTACAATTTGGTGGTCTCAGAAAAAAGTAATTAACTCTACACAAGATAATTACAGAATATTCAAACCTATTGATTATGCAGATTTAGATTTGACGCTAGGAGAAATATCGACTCACGAAATTGTCAACGGAAATTTATATACTCTTCAGCAACGTTCTGTACAAAGACAGTACTTTAGTGATGCGGCTGTAATTAACGCAAATAACGGAACAGATATTGTTATTGGCTCAGGCTCAATATTAGGCGCACCTGGCGTAGAACTTACGTCAATTGGTTGCGATAAAAAATGGTCAGTTGTAAAAGGAAGAACTGCTAATGGAAAAGATAATCTTTATTGGTATAACGACCAATTAAGAAAAATGGTTAGATTAGGAGGAGATGGAATATCTGTAATTTCCGACAGAGGACTAGCGTCTTTCTTACAAACCAAAGCAAATTGGCTAAGAGACAAGTTTCAGCATATTTCGGGCGAAGGAGTTCACGGGGTGTGGAACGACAAATATAACGAAATTATTTATACCTTCAAGGCAATTAACACTTCTATAGTTGAGTATCCTGATGGAGGAACTTACACTACTGGTCAGTTGGTTAAAAATACAAAAGCAATTGCTCCAAAACAACCAAATGGACTTTCGTATGTGTATAGTGCTAAATCTAACTTTACAGTAAGTAGCGACGAGTTTGAACCTGGCGTAGGAGCAGCTTGGACTACTTATTGGAACCAGTTGAGTGTAACTACTCATCCTCAATATTTTACTTTATTTACACTTGTGTTTGATGAACTAAAAAATGGATTTATTTCTTTCCATTCTTATTATCCGAACATTTACATGCCTTTCTTAAATACATTTTATTCTACTAAACCAGATGCAGAAAATCAAATTTGGGTGCACGACAAAGGAGACGAAATGAATTATTATGGAACAGGATTTAATGGAAACATCACAAGTGTTATGAATTATGACTTAAACTTGAGCAAAAATTTTGAAGCAGTTCAGGTTGTTACTGGAACAACTCCGTATCGTTTAGATTTTTCTACACGAGACCACGTTTCATTCTTGACACAAGGTGAGTTTGAAGAATTAGAAGATTACTACTATGCACCAATCAAAAATGATTCTACGCTAAGTGGTGTAAATAGTGGAGATTCTAGTAGATTGTGGGGTAGATATTTAAAGATTAAGTTTACTTTCTTGGCGGGCGGCGCTCAGAAACTACTAAACTACATCATAAAATATAGACCAAACCACAGATTGTATAGGAAATAAAAAATCATTAACTTTGTAATATAACACTATGGACCCAATAACAATGCAACTACTGATGGGAATGTCTGGAGGCTCTGGCGGAGGCTCTATGGGTTCTCCGTTAGGAATGGCAGGAACAAGCGTGCTAGGCTTAGCACAAACTATCGGAGGAATATCCGCTTTAAATAAAGCTAAAAAAATGGCAGACCCAAGTTTCATGTCTGCTGCTGGACCTTTACTTCAACAACAAGGATTATACGAACAACAATTTAGAACAGGTCTTCCACAAGAACAAGAAGATATTGTCCGTGAAAGATACAGGTCTAATATAGCTGAACTTCAAAACAGATTCAAAGAAACAGCAAAGCAAGGAAGTTCTATTTTTTCTCGTTTGGCTGGAATGAATGTAAATGAAGGAGAAAGAGCTATTATGGAAAAAGACTATCAAGCTCGTATGATGGGATTACAGGGTCTTGGTTCTGTTAGAAGTAGCTTAACGAACATTGGAATGAGAGACGTAGGACAGGCAAAAGAAGATAAGAGAGAAGCAGTTCGTAGAGCAGGAGCAGCTATATCTAGCGGACTTACTAATATAGCTAGCGCTGCTAACTTTATGGGAATGACAGGTGGAGGAGGAAAACAAGATGTTTCTGGTTTTAACTACAAACCAACAGAATATATTCCAGATTCACCAATTCCAATGGGAGCACAAGAATTACAAATGGCTCCTGGGTTTACACCAAGTCGCTACCAGCAGTGGGGACAATAATTAATAACAAATGGCATTAGAAGGTATAGGTTTATCAATAGGTTTAACGGGAACTCCAAAAGAGTACACCTCGTTATATAAATACAGACAACAGCTAGACGCAGCTAAAAGAAAAGCATCAGATGATAAAATAGACGATATTGTATCTCAGGTAAGTGTAAAATATGGTGACAAGTTACATAAGCTTGAAGCTAAGCCTATGCGGATAAGAACAGGTAAGTTTATTAATGAGGCACTCAGATTAAAACAAAGTCAAGACATGCAAGGATTTTATCAAGCGGTAGCTGACTATGAAACCGATTTACTTCAGGCTAGAAATAGAAGTAAGACTTTCTTTGAGCTTCAGGAAATGAAAAGAGAAGCTGCTACTGGAAATAAATACTTATTTAAAAACCAAAAAGAAGCCGCAGACTTAATACTAAAATCAGCAAGTACGGCTGATTATATTCAAGCCCTAAAAGCAAACGGAATTCAAAGAAACATGTTTTTTGATTACGCAGATGACGGAAGTATTGAATTTATGACTGTTGATAAGTATGACTTGAACAAAGCAGCTAAAAATTTAATAGACGGTAATAAGATTGTAATCGGAAAAACAGAATATCCTGACCCAGCTAAACCAGGAGGAATAGTTAGAGAAGTTGCTTACGGTATTCCTGAAACAGAAGAAGAAGCTAAATATTTAGCCACTTTAAAAGACGCAGCAGGAAATCCCATTACTCCAAAAGTAACTGTTCCTGGAGTAGCAAAAACTCTTTTAGAAAACACAGCAGTTGCTGCACAATTTATTGACGAATATAATCTTGAAGGAAAAACTCCAGAAGAGATAGAAAAAGAATTTATAGACAAAATTGTAAGACCTAATAACAAAATAAAAGAAGGTGTTGTTAAGTTTTCGCCTGTTTCTAATACTACTATAAATGTAAACACCGAAAAACAAAAAAGTTATACATTCTCTGGAGCACAAACTAGCGTAAATGTATCGGCAACAAATGTCAAGGGCGGTATTACAAATAGTGTTGATTCTCCGTATGCTATTCCATTTGGCTCAGTTAAGGATGTTTCCTTTAGAGTATTGCCGAGCAAAAGCTGGGTAACTGCTAGTAATGGTAAGTCGATGGGTAGTACTTCTTCTTCTGAAATAAAATTAAATTATGTAAGTGTACTTCCGTACGTAGAAGAAGGAGGAGTTAAACGAGTAGCAACAAAAGAGGCATCCTCAGCGCAGTATGGAAAAGTTCAGTATGCACCGTTTGCGTTTGGTAAATTGATGAGAATAGGAGCTGAACAAGAAGTAACAAACGCAGACTACTACAGAGAGCTTTCTGGAGACCTAGAAACAGGATTTGTTAATTCTGTAACAGACAAGTCTGGAAGAGAAGCAATGCAAAAAAGTATATCTAGATTAAGAAACGCTGTTCGTAAGGCAAATGCTTCTGGGACTGAAGCTCCATTTAACGAATTGATTAATCAAGGACTATAACACTTTTGCCTCAAATAGCAACTAATTCAGCAATTTTTGCTATATTTGTATTATGGCAGAAGAATTGCTTAACAACTCATTTTCATCACAAGCTGACCAACAAGTAGGTCCAACTCCAGGCCCACAACCCTTTAATTACGAGAATCTTTTTAACACTTTAAATAAAGGAAAAGGTGTAGTATTACCAGACGGCAAAGTAGCTAAAAACGCTGCTGAACTTAGAGATAACTTAACTATTCCTAGTACTACACCAGAGGCAACTCCTGCTTATAATCAAGTCGTTGAAAAACAAAAAGCTTTTTTTGATGTTTATCAAGAACCAATCAAAGCATTCGGTATTTTAAGAAACACTGAATTTAGTGGTGCACTACAAGGTCAACCTAGAGATTTTGAAAAAGTTGCTATTCAACAAAAACAACAGACAGCAAAAGTTTTACCAGCAATGTCTGTTGCAGAAAAAGCTCCATTACAAAACTTAATAAAAGCAAAAGAAGATGCTCGTACATCTACGATGCAAAAGCATTTTGACGGAGTTACAGAAGAGGAACTTCAAGAGATGGTATACAATGCAGAAATGCTTGGAGACGAAGAAGCGTCTGTTGTGGTAAAAGAGAGAATAGCTATACCTAAATTAGTTTATGGAGAATACCAAGAAGAAGAAATAGGAACACCTGTAGAGGGCGGATATCAAATAACTTACGCAGATTATAAAAAGTATCTAAAAGATATAATGGGTATGCGTACTCCTCCCGAACCTATTTTAGATGGAGACGATGAAATTACTAAAAAAAGGAAAAAAGAAGAAATATTACTTGCTCAAAAAAGGGAAGAAGAAGAAAGAATATTTTATGAATCTGAAGAGCTAGGTAAATCAGAACCAGTAGTAGATGAGATATCAGAAAATACAAAGAAACTAAAAGAATTATTCTTAGATAAACAAGCAGATAAAAAATTACAAGATAATTTAGTTAAAAATTCAAATTATTTAGATGAACTAGAGAATAGAAGTAAGAGTATTTTAACTGAAGACGAAAAGAAAATTGCTCAGAAAAATGACCAGATAGAAAAACTCATAAGTGAATTATACAGCAATGCTTTTGCTACAGAATATGGAAATCCAGAAGAGGCAAAGAAAAAAATATCAGATATAAACAATAAAGTCAAGATTCTTCAAGCTGAAGCGGCTCAGATGAGAAAAAATTCAGGTCTTGCTCCAGACGCACTATTTAATCCAATTAGCGGAAAGTTAGAACAAGTCACAGAAACAGAAAAAGAAAACTTAGATAACGGTATTCAAGCTGCACAAAATAAATATTTTGCCACTGGAAATCAAGGACCAATGACTCGTTCTGTTATGATTAACGACAGAAACTTGTTGTGGAATAAGATAGATTACTTGGATGAACAAATAAAAAAGGCACAACAAGAAGCAACTCGTTCAGGATATAGTCTTACTAAAGCTGGACCATTACAAACTCGAACAGGACTAAATAGTTCAGTAGAAGTAGAAAAGGCAATCAAATTAAATAATAGATTTAACAAATTGTTAGATGAAAGAGCCAACAACTATGGAAAACTATTAACAATAAACAGAGCAATTTATACAAACGAAGATGTTTTCAAAAAACAAACAGACGCCTTAACAAGATTTGCTGAAGGTATATCTGAAGATTTGTATGTTGTAAAACTATTCACAGATAAAAACACAGTAAGAAGCCGAGTTCAGCAAGTTAACGAAATGGCTGACTACTTTAACTCAAAGGGTGTTCAGTTGACTCCTGCTCAAGTTGCTGCCACAGAAGAAACTTTGTCTGAAAGTTTAGGCGGAAGCGCAGGAAACCTTATCAACGTTATGGTTGATATTGGATTAACTAGTAGACTTGTTGGTGGTGTAGCAAAATTAGCCACAACTAACAAATACTACGATGCGGCTAAGTTATATATGACCACAAGGGCAGGTCGTGCTGGTAAATTTGGGGTTAGTTTGTTTGAGCGTTCTCTACCTACACTCTTGCAAGGTGCAGCTTTTGAATTAGCCGACCAAAGTTTTACAACGGGAATCGCGGAATCGGTATCTGAAAGAGGTTTTGATAGATTTGTAGGAAAAGGATTAGAGAAGTTTTCAGGTAAATATGGAAAATTATCATACGCACTAGGAAGATGGCTTTCTGGTACTTCTGGTGAATTTGTAGCAGACGTTTCTGGAGAAGTAGCCAATATAATGACAGAGAATGGTTACGACCTGGTTGGGGCATTTGAAGATGCTTACGGTAAGGACGTAGACCAAGTTACTAAGAGTATGGCACAACTTGGATTGACGGTTGCATTTATGGCTGCTCCTCAGAACTTTGGTTATCTTATCATGACCGATAAGAAGTTCAGAGAACACATTGCTCAGTTTGGAACAAATCCTGTTTTGGAAGAAGTTCACATGTTGATTAAAAACACTATTGAGTCGATGCCAAGAACAGCAGCTGGTAATAAACTCGGTGAGCAACTTTATAAAAATACTCCAGTAGACCCATTGGTATTTACTCCTACTGAACAGGGTCCAGAGTTAGAAAGACTTAACGTTGAACAACGTGCAGCAAATAACGGAGAAGAATTTTATCTTGTAGAAAACAACGGAGAAGTAAACACTGATGTGACTTATAAGGTAGATGCAACTACTGGTGAGCTTATGGTTAAAGGGTTCAATCCTTTGGTTGAAGGGTTTACAAAAGCTAGTGAAACTCTAGTAAACAAAGTAAATGAACAGTCCACAACCAACGGAATTATTTCTTCTGATAAGGCTACTGATATTGCTGCCAGAAACTTAAATGTAAACAAAGTAACAACCAAAGACGGAAAAGTATTATATCAGGCTCCTGGTCAATCTGTTGAACAGTTTAACCAAGACAGAACAAAAAATATAAACTCAACAAAAACATTAGCTGAAAATAGATTTGCTCCTTTTAAAGAGCTAGCTACTTCTATAATGAAAACTATTTTCCCTGGTATAAAGGGAGAGGTTACAACTCAACAAGCCGCTACTTATAATTCATATAGAGATAAGGTAAGAGGACAAATAAAACTAAACGCAGGTTCTTTCTTTGCTGATGGAATGGCTATTTTGATGCCAAGCGGTATGAACAAAGTACCTAAGATTTCAGACTTCGTTGCGCCTTTATTAGAGGCCTTCTCAAAGACTGGAAGAGTTATCAGAGTAGCAGAGGAAGGTTCGACAGAAACGAGTCGCTCAGTGAGCTTAAATAGCGTTTTAGATAGCATTGTCGATTCAGAGTTTTTCCAAGAAAGATTTGGAAATACAGCAGATGCCTTAAATCACGCTAAGACTTTATTGAGTGATTTGCTTTTGAATGATAAAGCAATCATTGAAAGTGTACTTAAAGATTCAACAAAAGTAAAAGATTTTCTAAAGTTTAGAGAAAACTTTAACAAGTTTGTAGCAAAAAATTACACAGGGGCGGCCTCATATACAAGTAATCAATCTTTTTATCGAAATCAAATGCCAGACACCTTGATTAAATCAAGAGAAGAGGAATTTGAAATGACCAAGAAAGAACAAAAAGCAGAAAGAGATAAAAGAGATGATATTGGTAGAGTTCTGAGTGCAGCTGGTATTCCTGTTAATGCAAAAAACATAGAATCAGTTCGTTACTTAAACGGTGATGTAACCGCACAACAACTCTTAGATACAGCTGACGTAGACACAACGGGCATGTCCGAAGCTGATATGGAGGCAAGAGCAAATGCAGAAGCAAGAGATATTGATATTAGAAAGTTTGGAGAAGCTGTAAAAAATAGAAAAGAAAACGAAAAACGCAGAAAACAAAACATAAAAACTTTAACAAATGCACTCAGTACCAAGTTTGGTATGAATTTGTTTCAGTCTTTCAGAGATAGCGGATTATTAAACGGTCTTAATGTGTTTTCAAAAAGACGTGCAGTCGCTCAAGTAATGAACAGAATTATTGAGTCTGCGGCTACTAGAGCAGGCGTTACTGCTGAACAATTCTTGAACGAAATGCTTGAGTTTGAGAAAATGAAAGAAGAAGAGTTCAATAAGTTATATCAAACTAACCCAAACGCTAAAGTATATTTTCAACGAATTGGAGAAATAGGTGCTCAAACCAATATAGAAATTCAACAAAATTTAGATTTAGCCAAACGATTAGAGAAAGAAGGAAAAACAGAACAAGAAATTTTAGAATCTACTGGTTGGTTCAGAGCCGCTGATGGTAGTTTTAAATATAATTATATTCAGCCAAGAAATACACTAAACGAAAATATTATGAAAAAGCTGTCTGAAGTAACAGATTTTGACAGCAAGTTAATTCCTTTGCAACAAGTTTTTTCTCAAGGAGAATTGTTTTCAATTTATCCTGATTTAAAAGACATAAGTGTTATTTTTTATTCAGACGCAGATTCTAAATCTATTGGTGATTTTGACCCAATTTCAAAAGATATTTCTGTAAATTTAGCAAACGCATATTCGCTTTTTGCTTTAGAAAGAATACTTTCTCACGAAGTACAACACGCTATCCAAAAAATTGAAGGATGGCAAGGCGGAGGACAACCAGAGGAATTTGTAGATTCTAAGTTTGAGGATATTAATTCTTATGTTGATGAGTTAGTGGTTTCCTTCAAAGAAACAGGAAAAGTACCAGTAGACTTAAATCCTATGGTAGTTTTGGCTGCTAAAAGTTTTATAACTGGAGGAAAAGATGGATTATTTACTTCTACTGTAAAACAAGCGTCAGAAGTAAGTAAAGTTTTTAATAGTTTAATTTCTAAAGAATTAACAAAAGAAGAAGCCGTTCAACAACTATCTCCATACACTACTTTGTCTGAGTCAGAACTTTCTAAAGTATTAGATAACGTAGCTGAAATAAATCCAGATTATCAACACATACTTACTATTCTAGACGCTATAAATGAAAATTCTATTTATGAATCTTTATATGGAGAAAGAGAAGCAAGAGGAGTCGAAAACCTATCTGATGTTAGGTTGAGAATGTCTTTATTACAAAGATTTTTAAATTCTTTACCAAAAAGTGATTCGTATTCAGAAATAAGTAATAGAATAAATAATTTATTTAGTCGATATACACAGTTTTTGTCTGATGGAAAAAAAGCAATTGAAGAAATGAACAAGGTGGGATTAAGTGAGTTGGAGATTTCTCACTTAAATGGAATTTTTGTTGATGATACTTTTAATAAATTAGCAAATTTACCTTTTTCTGTTTATGCAATTTCTAAAAAACCAATATTAAAAAGTACAAAAGAATTAGTAGATTCAATAATAACAATTAAACAAGACTTAGCAAAAGAATATTATAGTATATTAAATGATTCTGTTGATTTGATTAAGCCGAGTCTTATATCACTTACAGACAATCAGTTACTTAACGGAGAAGCTCCTATATTCAGAGTTCCATTTACTAGAGAACCTATTTCAAGAAAAAAATTTGATTCTGATTACAACAGTTACATCAAAGAAAGAAATTCTGTTTTAGAAGGTCAAAAAACAATGCAAGAACAGAGCAGTATTTTATTTCAAGGAGCAAAAGGAGCAGCTGTGATTTCAGATACTAAAAGTATTATTTATGCTTTGACTAATCCAGATGTTTCTACGCCTATTCACGAAATCGTTCACGTTTACGAAAAATATCTAACCCCTGAAGAAAAGGCTCAAATTTTAGAAGCTACAGGAGAAACGGAGTGGTCTGTAAATACTTCTGAATATTTTGCTAGAGGGTTTGAAAGATTCTTATATGATGGAGAAGCTCCGAGCGAAGGACTTATTGCAATGTTCAACAAGTTCAGAGAATGGTTACTAGAAATCTATAACTCATTGACTTCATCTGAGATAGACGTAAAACTTACTCCACAAGTAAAAGATATTTATGCGGCTATGCTAGGAGAGCCCCGTGTAGAACAAAAGGTAGAACCTGCAATGGCGGCGCCTCAGACTTTTACAAATGAGTTATCAACTTTTATTGGAGAAAGAAGGTCTCAAGGGTTATCCGACGACCAAATATATCAAGGTTTATTAGAAGCTGGATTCAAACTAGAGGACTTAGAACCTTTCTTTGATACGGCTACTCGTAGAACCGTAGAAAGCAATCTAGACCCAGACAGTCCATTTAGAGCAGAATCGGTTATGATGGCTGACGAAGCTTCTGGAAACTATGTAAAAAGAACCGCTGACGAGCTTTTGAAAGAAGTTAACTCTATGAGTGCAGAAGAACAAGAGGCTGTCTTAGATTCTATCGCAGAAAACAGTATGATGGACGTGGCTGTTTATAAGTTGATTCAAGATATAATTACTAAACAACAAAAAGGAGAAGATATTACTTCTGATTACGAAAGACTAGTAGCTATTGGAACTAACTTAGGTAGAGCTTTGCAAAGGTTTACAGAGCTTAGAAAAAGGTCGATGAGCCTCAGAACAGAATCTCTAATAAGAAAGTTTGAACAAGACAAAAAGAGAACAATTCCACAGGCAATCAAAGAGCGTCTAAAAACTATTTCTACACAGTTTGACAAGAAGAAAGAAGAATACGAAAAGGCTAGACAATTAGCTGGAGAAAACGCATCTGCTATAAGTCCAATTGATTCTAGATATACAAACATGGAATTGTTTAAAAAACTAGAAAGAGAGTTAGAAGGATTAGCAGAAACCTATGCTAAATTATCGGCTCCTTATGTGGACAAAGCAAGTTATTCTAAAACTGCCAAAACTCTTATTCAAGGTAATTTACTTACACCTAATTCAGGTATGGTAAACATTGCTGCTAACACAGTAAAGTCTATTTTGAATGTTCCTGTAAACATAATTTCTTCAATCATATCTAAATTTTTTCCAGGCACAACTTCTACTTATAGAGGACTTGGGTATTATGGTGCTGCCTTGAAGTATGGATTTATGCAGGGTGGAAGAAACGCAGCGCGTATCATAAGAAAAGGAAACATTCCAGAAACTATCCAAACTTTAGAAACACAAAACGGATTCAACGGATTCAGGTCGTTATCTCAGCTTTTGGGTTCTTTGATTGATGCAGCAAGAGGAGAATCTTCTGAAGAAATAGCAACAAAATACGGATATTCTTTAAATCAGGCTGGAAAAATCCCAAATAAAGAAAAAGCTATAAAAGCTTGGGAAGGAATAGTTGGATTACCAGCGGAGTTGATGTTTAGATTCTTGGGTTCAGCCGATGCACTGTTTAAAAATACAGCATATTTCGGAGCATTATATGAACAGGCTATGATTGAAGTTGCTGCTGGTAGATTAGATAAGAGTGATGTTGATAACTTTATCAAACTTAACTCAGATTTTACCAACGATGTTGCAAAGAATGAGGCTCTCAGATTTGTATATGCAAACAGAACTCCAGTATCTAAGTTTATCGGAGGTGCTTTAAATATTAAATCTACTGATAATGTATTTGTAAAAGCAGGAAAGTTAGTGGGCTCTGGTGTAATTCCGTACGTTAATGTTCCAACAAACATCATATCAGAATATGCTCAATTTATGATGCCAGAATACGGAGGTATAATGTCGTCGATTTATACAAAACAAGCACTTGACTCAAAGAAAAAAATGGATTCTGCAAAAAATCCACAAAATAAACTAAAGGCAGAAGCCGAGATGTTAACAAATCGCAGAAGAGCTGAAGAAGCTGCTGCTAGAGCTGCTGTTGGATTGGGTTTGTCAATGTTAATTAAAACGTTTGTTGACTCAGGTGCTATTAGTGCAAGTGCTCAAGATGAGGATGAAAAGCGCAAAGATTTTATTTATCGTTTTGAAAGACCTTATTCAATTAACCTTTCTTTATTAGAACGCGCAAGAAAAGGAGAAAATGATGGTTTTTGGAGACCTGGTGACGCTATTATAGATTATCGTTTCTTAGGCGTTATCGGAGGTATGATGTTCATTTCAGCAAAAGAGGCAAGAAATGCAGAGAAAGAAAAAAGAAAAGAAACAGCAACTGCTTCACTTTGGAATCAGTTAGACAATATTCCTTTGCCTAATTTAAAAGAAACACTACAGTATGTTATAGAACAGTCGTTTTTGAGAGGTTTAAACCAAATGATGCAAGCATTTGACCCTCGTCAAGCTGATAGAGGTGGTGTAGAAAGAGCAGGAACAGGTTTACTTACTACATTGAGTGCGGCCATTTTACCAAACTCGTTCTCTATAATTGATAGAATGAACAGAACTTATGTTCCTGAGTTTGACAGTCCGTATGAATGGGGGGAAAAAATTAAATACGATTTTATCAACAAACTAAAAGAAAGATGGCCGTTTGATGACCCAAACTCTCTTCCTGCAAAAGTAGACCCATTTGGAAAAAGAATTTTACAAACTCCAGAAGATAGAAATGCTTTTATTTACAATACGTTTGATATTACTAAATTCACCAAAGCGTTGGGAGGAAAAGGCGACATTACTTGGGAAATGCTTGTTATGGCAGCCGTTAAAAAAGGAGGAGACGTTACTGCAATGCCGTCAAATCCTTCTCCTGAAATTACTCCTATTGCTGGTCCTAAATACTCAATGAGTCAGCAAGAGTATCAGGCTTATGCAATTGCTTTAGGAGAAGCTAGAAGAAGAATTGTAAACGGTTTTATTCAGGGAACAGATATAAAAGAGTTTATTAGTCCTGATTCAGAATTGAATAGACAAACTGGACCAGACCTAAATACTCCATTGGGTTATTATTTGTTAGGAAAAACTCTTTCTAAGTTATACAGTGCTGGAGATGCGGTATTGTTTAATGAAAAAAGAGCAATCATAAACGAACAAAGAAGAAAATTAGCCATAGAAAGACCAGAAGAGTTTCAAGCGTTAGTCGAAAGAGAAAAGAATAGTATTTATGGAGAGGCTATTTCTGAATTGTACAGTGACCCAGAACTAGAAAACTACAAGCAGTATCTCGGTAATATTAATTTACAGGCTCCTTCTTTAGAAAACCTAGAAGAAATCAAATTTGATTTTGATAAAGGTAAAGAAATTCTAGAAATGACAAAACCAAATCAGGGTGAAGAAGGTGTTTCTGGCGAGTTAACAGACTTTAACAAAAAATGGTTAGAGTCTATTAACAAAAAGAAGGGTATCAAAAAGTAAACTTATTAAGATAAAATTTCGTATATTTGTATAAGAACTATTATGGCACTCGAACCAAAAATATCAATCATAAATAATAAAAGTTCAATCGTAATCGTTGACGCAACAGGAGATTACAATGGAGTTACCAATCCTGGTGGTTGGGATGCAACGGGTGTGAACAATCCAGCTCACACTACACCTTCTCCTGTTTCTGCGATTCAGTTAGACATTTATTATCCTGGAAGCAGCACTGTCGATGTGAATGACTTTAACTTATTGACTACTAGTTTCTTCACAACTACTGACAGAGCTTATGATATAACTTCTTCTGTTACACTAAAAGACGGAGTTTGGAAATACGAAGCTACTTTTGTTGTAGGTGTCAACTCTTACTTGGATGTTAGATATTCTTTGAGAGTAAACGAGTTAGTTTGTAACATAGGTAAACTAGCTTTAGGAAACTTAGATACAAATAAGTTCTACGAAATAAAGTCAATGTATGACAGAATGGTACAAGCTTTTGACTGTGAAGAATATGTTTTTGCACAAGAGCTTTATGAGGACATCGAAAATCTAATGACTGGTTGTTCTCCTTATTCTCCAAACTGTAATTGTTAATATGGTCTTTGCTACTATATATAGCTATTTAGGAACGTATCTTGCTGTAAGAAAAGCAATTGTAGCAAATGAAGAAACAATTCAGAACGCTAAAGATTATGATATTCCTTGCTGTACTCAGGAATCTGAGCAAAAGAAAGGTTTGTTTTTGCTTTGGTGTTTAGAGAACATCGACTGCTACGACGACACCGAAACAGACAAAGTAATTTCTGTGGCTAATCGTTGGAGTAAAAACTGCGGAGATTGTAGTGTTTCTCAAGCAGAAATTGACGCATTTAAGATAACAGACTTGGGAAAAGAACTTTCTGCTAAGGCTGGATTAAACGGAGCAATTCTGATTCAAAACGGAGCGTGGTTGCTACAACAGAATGGATATTTAATCATATTATAATTTAAACAAGATGCCTACATTTTTAGATAAAAGAATAAACGAACTTAGTCAAATAAGTACTATTGCAGATACTGATATTGTACCGATAGTTGATGTCTCAGATACGGCTGCTGGTGTAACAAAAAAGGCTGAGGTCTCAGACCTAAAAGCAATCTTCGGAACAACAGACGCAAGTTCTATGACCTCTGGTACACTGAATGACGCAAGACTTAGTTCAAATGTAACAGTTGAAGGAAACTCATTTAATGCAGCTAACAAATTACTGAAATTAGACATTAACGGAAAAGTACCAAATACCTTACTCAACTCATTAGTAACATTACTGGGAAATACCTTTAATGGACTAAATCAACTGGTTCAACTAAACGCAAGTGGACATTTACCTCCGCTAAACGGCTCTAATCTTACCTCATTGAACGCAAGTGAATTAACAACTGGTACTGTAGATGATGCTCGCCTAAGTAACAACGTAATGTTCAAAGGTAAAACAATCACAACCATTTCGAGCTCAGGAAACACAAACTTAACTAACGCAATGACTGATGGTTGGTTTGTCACTAACCATTCTTCTGGTATTGTTACGTTTACTTTGTCGGATTCGCCTGTAATTACACCACAGGCGTATTTTAAGATTTTTACCAACAGCAACCAACAAGTAAATATTGTAACAGGACCAAGCACAACCATTTATTATTTTATGGGAAGTGTGCCTGGCGGAAGTTCATTTGCTCCAACTGCACAAAGAGGAAGAGTAATTGACCTTTATTGTATTGCAACTAACACCTTTATAATGACAGGAGACTTAGCGTAATGTTTACAAGAGAACAAGTTGAAAAGGCTGTAAAAGCCAAAGGATATAAATATTTTGAAAACGGAGAGTTTAACGTAAACGTAATCGGTATTCGCAACTCTGCTCCAGGAAACAAAGTAACCAACGTTTTTGATGATTGGCTTACACTATCATACAAAGAAAATGGAATTTGGAAATTCTTCATTTGGAATGCTACAACTGACCCAGGAAAAGCTCCTATGTTGTTAGGAAACAACGGAACGGGAACTGCTCGTGTAGTACCTGGCCAATATCCTGGTTCTCACATGATTAGACTTCATCAAGGTAAATACGAAGCGTTAGGACAAAAAGGAGATATTTCTGTTTATAGAGACGCGGACAAGGATTTAGAATACGACACAGATAAAATTACGACAGGTAGTAACTACGGAATAAATATACACAAAGCAGGAAAAGACTCTACGTGGATTGACCATTGGTCGCACGGATGCCAAGTATTCAAACGTGTAAAGGACTTTGACGAGTTCATGAAAATCTGTAAGAAGGCTGCTAAGATTCACGGTAACTCATTCACCTACACTCTTATAGAATCTAAAGATATTATTTAATGGCTTTTGACTTAACTAAACAACAGTTACTGCAACAAGCTGCGTTAATGGATTTAAAATACGCAGCTACAGGTAATCAACAGTTTAGGGACGAAGCCGTTAGACTTAGACGAGTAAAAGTAGATTTAGATGATTTTGTTCCTGGGGCCTCAGAGCTTGATGACTTGAATGACGTAACTGTAACTTCACCCACAGGAGGAGAAGTGCTAGTTTATAATTCAGGAACGTCTCAATGGGAAAACCAAACACTAGAGTTAGACGATTTATCTGATGTAACAATAACAAGCCCTGCTAACGGAGAGGTTTTAACTTACAATTCAGTTACTTCCGAGTGGGAAAACAAAGCCCTTGCACCAACGGGTTTATATTCTCAAACTGGACCAGGAACACCCATAACAAACACGGTGGCTCCTACCACACTGATAAATGGCGGTGTCGGAACGTTGACTGTTCCAGCGAACGGATTTTCTGTTGGAGATGCTTTTGTTGCATATTTTTCAGGGATAATATCTAGTGTAAATAACAAAACAATAAAGATAACGGTGTCTACTGCTACGTCAACTTTGGTCGATACTGGATTTATCACGCTGCCTGCTACAACCAATAAAGACTGGGAACTTCAGATTAACTTTGTAATCAGAACGATAGGTTCTGCTGGCATTGCTTCTATTTTGACTTCGGGTAGATTCTTTTATAACAAGGATGCAAGCAATACACCAGAAAGTATAGGATTTAGAACACTAAATAATAGTACGTTTGATACAACTATTTCTAATACGTTAGATGTTGTTGTTCAGTGGGGAGAGGCAGATGTTGGAAATTCTATCTATTCGGAGCTGTTTAATCTGCATAGGTTGTATTAAGGCTGGGGCCTCAGAACCTATTTTTTATTTGTTAAATATTTCGTATATTTGTTATAAAAGCAACAAACAAAACCATGCAAGAAATATTTTCAAGGTCGTTAGATTTTCAGGGAGGACTAACGGGATGCAGAGTTATAAGCAACACTAGCGCAAACACTGGAGCATTTCAGGGTTTTGTCGTTAATGCAGACTGCGTAATTACTCAAGTTTTAGATAACAATGGAGTAAACTTAACATCAGCAATGGGTCTTTCTGGAGTTACCATTAGACAAGGCATGCTAATAACAGCGCCAAAAAATTCTTATTTTTCTTCAATTACATTGACATCAGGAAACATAATTGCTTACTTAGTATAAAATGTTTGTAGGAATTGGCATAGGTATAGCAAGGCGTAGATTTGCGGGGTCATTCGCCACATCGTATTCATCCCGTGTGATTGCCGATGGTGGAACGATTGAGGCACTTGATTGTGTTGCCGCTGCATCATCATTATTACAATCCGCATCATTACTTATTATCCCAAGCGGTTACAAAGCAGGTGTTGTCTATGCTGAATTACCCGCCAATGGCAACGGCGATTTAACTTGGTCAAGGAATAGCGTAGCCAATAGGACTCAATCCGATGGTTTAATCGGTAGTGTTGCCGCCAACGTAGCAAGATTATCCTATATGTACGGCAGTTGCCCTGCATTGTTGTTAGAACCGCAGAGAACGAATAGTATTAGAAATAGCACTATGCAAGGTGCAAGTACTTCACCAAGTACTTTGCCGACTAACTGGGCAATAGCAGGTGGTGGATTAACAGGAACTGTTGTTGGCGTTGGAACTGAAAATGGATTGCCTTATATTGATGTTCAATTGATTGGGACTGCAACAAGTACAACTTTGCAGATGCGTTTTGAAACAACTACACAAATTGTAGCATCCAACGGGCAAACTTGGAGTAGTTCATTTTGGATAAAAGAAATTGCTGCACCTACACCGCCAAACTCATATCAAAATTATATCAGAGAAAGTGATAGTTTGGGAATCAATTTAGTGACAAGTACACAGACAATAACA